ATAGCACCTTCGAGTTTCGCTTTGAGCCAATAGGTTGCGTCAATTCCTAACTCCTTTTCCTCCAGGTCTCTTGTTCTTTTTTCTGGGGTATCTACACCGGCAATCCGGACTCTTTCTTTTTTAAATAAATCAAATCCAAGATCTATGGTTACATCAATCGTATCTCCATCCAAAACACGATTAATTTCTACTACTCTAAAGTTGTAACAACTCTTTCTGCTTGGGGGTTTCATTGCACCCATTGGATTCTCTCATCAACTCATAGTATATAGTAACTAATATTCATTCAGTATCTTCTAACTCTGCAAATGCTTCCTTTAATATGTAGAAAACTACAAATACTGCCATAGAGACTGCAAGTAATACACATATGATTACCGACCACACAGGGTCATTTGCATTATCTAATGGTTGTAATAATAAATTCATGAGTTTTCAAATTTATATTCTAAAATCATTCTATAAAAAGAATCTCTAAGATACCATAAATGCTCTTGCTCCATAGGGTGTCTAGCGGGAGAACCCTCCCAATTTTGAATTCTTTTTTCAATACAATGATGCAGTAAATGAACATCATCAATAGTTAAACTTACATTATAGTCTGGTTCTTTCATGGATTTTTTGGATCTATTCCTAAAGTTTTTAAATAATCTATCCACCAATCAGCATCTTTAATATATCTCCAATTTGGCACTTCTTTACCGTTTTCTATGACATAATACTGGTAAAGAGCATCATCTATAATCTGTGCGATCTCCATATTCTTCTTCCTCCACATCAACGTCTGCATATGGGTTTTCCAAATATGGTCCTCGTTTTCTGAAGGGTTCTTGTTTAACATAATTTTGTTCGTTACTTAC